AAAAAATTAAAAAAATGGGAGCATTATTAGAATCAGGTCTCGTTGGTAACATTGGTTTAAAACACCTTAAAGTTATCAAAGAAGATACAATTAACAAATGGGATAGATTAGGATTCCTAGACGGTCTACGAGGACACGTTAAAGAGAACATGGCACAATTATATGAAAACCAAGCGTCTCACCTAATCAACGAAGCTGCGTCTTCAGATAGTTCAGGTTCTTTCGAAACTGTAGTTTTCCCTATCGTTAGACGTGTATTCTCTAAATTATTAGCTAATGATTTAGTATCGGTACAAGCAATGAACTTACCTATTGGTAAATTGTTCTATTTTGTACCTAAAATCCAAGGGTATTCTGGTGGTACTTTTACTGAAGCTTCTCAAGCAGGGCGTTCAGGTGAGCATTATTCACCAATTGGTTCTCCAGGTAACTACCCTGGTACTCAAAACGATGGTTACACAGGTTCAGGTGCTTACACAAGAAACCTTTATGACCTTTTCTACGAAGGTGCTGAGGCAGGATTAAACCCTCCAGGGTTATTTGATTACTCTAAAGGACAGTGGTCGGCTATCACAGGAAACTTACAGACGGTTGCTTGGTCGAGTGGTAATTTAGTTGCATCAGCATATACTGCAGGTGAATTCAGAAAAGTATTAGTTGCCATGTCAGGATTTTCTTCAACAGGGGCTGGTAAACTTATCGGTCCTGATGGTCAAGAAATGGACACTGAAACATTTCTTTCTGATTTGAGATTGTACACGACTAACGCAACAGTTGCTGGTCAATTGAACACAGCAACTTACACTCCATTATTGTTTAGAGTTGTTACTCAACAATATGGTAAATCAATTGCATCTTATGGTTCTCAAAGTTCAACTTCTTGGCCAACTACAGGTGGCGGAGGTTCTTATGATAATATTTGTTCTCAAACAGGAATTATCTATTTAGAAATTGACGCTCAAGTACCTGTTTGTGTTTCTTGTACAAATGCAACAACAATTGACGGTTACTCAGGGGCAACTTTGACAACCGCAGCTTGGTCAGGAACTCCTCTTCAGTATACTTTCAAAAGATACCAAGAATTGGAATTTGAAGACAAAATCGGTGAGGTTTCTTTTGACCTTGAGTCAGTAACTGTATCTGTAACAGAAAGAAAACTAAGAGCACAATGGTCTCCTGAATTGGCACAAGACGTTTCTGCATTCCACAACATCGATGCTGAGGCTGAATTAACAGCTTTATTATCTGAGCAAGTTGCCGCAGAAATTGACCGTGAGATTCTTCGTGACCTTCGTAAAGGTGCCGCTTGGAACTTACGTTGGGATTATAACGGATGGAGAAGATTGTCTAACACAACTTCTTACACTCAAAAAGACTGGAACCAAACTTTAATTACAGCAATCAACCAATTGTCAGCACAAATCCACAAATCGACTTTGAGAGGTGGAGCAAACTGGATTGTTGTTTCTTCTGAGGTTTCTGCTATCTTTGATGATTTAGAATACTTCCACGTATCTAACGCATCTCCTGAGCAAGACCAATACAACATGGGTATTGAAAGAGTTGGTACTTTAGCAGGTCGTTACCAAGTATACCGTGACCCTTACTTCCCAGCAAACCAAGTGTTGTTAGGACACAAAGGAACGTCATTGTTAGATACAGGTTACGTTTACGCACCATATGTACCTCTACAATTAACACCTACAATGTACAACCCATTCAACTTTACACCTATCAAAGGTATTATGACAAGATACGCTAAGAAAATGGTTAACAACCGTTTCTACGGACGTATCACAGTTGATGGAGTTCGTTCATTTGACTTACAAGAATTGAGATAATCAATTTAAAGGTTAATACAAGAAAAAGGTCAGATTTATCTGACCTTTTTTTATTAAACAAATATTTATTAATATGATTGAAAAAATTGTAAAGAAAATATTATTGGAGGCCAGTACGAGTAGATATGGTGGTTATTATAATGGACCGCTTACAATGGGTGAAATGGATTGGGATGATAATGAACTTGGACCATTTACTAAAAAAGTATCAAAATATTACAATGCCGACTTAGAATATGATAGTTACGATGGTTCTATGGAGTCAAATAAAAATAAAGTTAAAATATTACAACAAAAATCAAAAAAAATAAGTAAATATAATAAAACACATAGACATCCTAGTGATGAAGAAGGTGGACCAATTAATCCTACACCCGGTAGAAATAAAAAAATTGTACCTATTAAAGAATGGGTAGAATTAGATAAAATTTCACTTAATGAAGATTTAGCCGTATGGTTTGGCAAAAAGAAAAAACCAAAAGGTTCATCTCAACCAAAAGGTCCATGGGTAAATATTTGTAGAAAAGTTGACGGTAAACATCCTCCTTGTGGTAGACCCGATACAAATAAAGGAGCTTACCCAAAATGTAGAGCTGCAGGAGTTGCGGGTAAAATGAGTGACTCAGAAAAAAGAGCGGCTTGTCAACAAAAAAGAAAGGCAGAATCCAAAGACACGCAAACAGGTAAAGGTCAAAAACCTATTATGACTTCATACAAACCAAAAAAGAAAAGGACCCAAAATGAGTCCTTAAATATTATTATTAATCGTATTTTAAATTCCCTTTAATAGATTTATAAATTGAACCCAAGTATCTAAATCATTTTCGTTTCTACCAATATTTGCCGAATAACAACATAACACAACATTATCTTTAGTATACCCTTTGTTCCTATCTAACCTATCTAAAGATGGTTGTTGAGGGTGTTTTTTTTATTGGATGGTAATAATGGCACATTAAACCAATAACATAAACCATTTTGTTTTTCAAAAATATGATTAATTTCAGAAACTGTTAAAGTATGTTCTAATTTTCTGTGTTTAGAGTCATGTAATAACGTATTTTGCCACAATCTAACTCTTCTTTCTTTTTGTTTGAGTCCCTCTTTTATTCTATGTTCGGGGTCTAATCTTTTTTTTCTTTTATAATTTCTTGTTTCTATCAGAATACATTCTTTACATCTATGACCTCTCTGTGTTATATAAAAATCATCTAAATTTTTTAAAAGATTACATTTACTACATTTTTTTTGTGTTTCCATATATATGTAAATATGGGTATACATTTAAATTTAAAAAAAAGATTATTTATCCTTTTCTCCATTTACCACCTTTTGATTTGTATCTTTTTGCTGCTGCTCCATTACAATAAGCACTCGGACAAACTTCGTATCTTTGCCTTGCCCAAGCTAAAGATTGTTGCCATAACGCAGGATTTGTTGGTTTGTTTTTTTTTGTTTTTCCTTCCGACATCATTATATCTTCGTTGTCAAAATTCATAGACATGTTCATATTATCTTTTTTAGTTTCATTCATTAAAAAATCAAATACTTGGTCCATGTTGTTTTTTGCTTCAGCAATATGGTCTTGAGCCCAATCGTGACCATTTTCTAAAATTTGTTCAATCATAGAATGGTCTATTTTTAACAACATATCACATTGTCTTCTCATTTGTTGTAAATTAGAAAAAAACATATATCTAGAAGATTTTTCTTTTTGAGTTTCTCTAATTACTTTTTTGATAATATAATTCAAATTTTTCATTTTTTTAAGAATTTAATCCGTTAAAACCACCAATAGTAACCATATTCAATTGAACAACAGTTCCTCCTGTAAAATCACCATAATTAGGGTGTGGTGGGGTAAGAACAACAACAGAACTTCCTGTTCCTCCTGTTGTACATATATATTCACATATTGTGACTTCGGTATTTGCGCTTGTAGTTGCCATTTTATTTTATAAATATACGTTTATTTTTTATTTACAATTTGAAACTGTAATTCTCTTTTATAAGTATCTACGTTTCTATCACTTACAACTTTAATATCAACAAAATATTCATTTGGTATTTTATCTGTGGTATCAAAAATAAAATAAAACCCATCGGGAACTTCGTTTACTCTTGTCCAGTCTTGCACTTGAACTTCAGTACTTGCACCTTCTCTTACATAAATTCTATAATATGCCTCCACTGTTGTTAGTGGTGTGTTTGTTGAATATGCTTGTTTTATAATTACGTTGACTTTTCTTATGTCAGTATTTAATACTTTTTCGTTTTGTCTAATACCGTTAAATTCAAAACCATATATTTTTGGTTGTTGGGTAACAGAACCTATTTGGAAGTTTCCATTTTTTGCCAATAATGCAAATTCTAAAGTCACGTCAGAAATTGACGTAGAACTTACTGATAACCCTTTCCAAACGTCATAGTATAAACAAGGTGTCGTTGATGCCGTTAAATTGTTTACCGAACACTTGTATACCCCTTTTGTTACTTGGCAAGTTGATAATCCTGTAAAGTTTGGAACAGGATTTCCATCCAAGTCAAATATATCAACTGTTGGTAAATTATCTAAATTAACTGCATTCGAATTTTCATACACGTACAAATACAACTCATTATTATTACCTGAATAAAATTTGTTTCTATCATCAATAATTAAATCGTTATAATTAGTTTCTAAAAATGGTTCATAAAAAGTTTGGGTGTGAGGTGAGAAAAACCCCACTGAATAATTTTCAGTCAAACCGCTAATATTTTCAACATCAGGATAAAATGCAATTCCCC